TGTCTAGGCATACCTCCAAAGGTATATTTTTCTTGAGGTATAAAATAATCACCTGCACTATATGTTTGTCTATCAGGTGCGGAATAAAATGATGGTGCGTTAAATATTGACATTATTCATCCTTATCTGATGATGCTCCTAAACTTGGCATCTTTGCTACTTTAATTTTTACAGCTCTTGTTATATCTTCTCTTACAGTATCTGTATCTGGGTTATTGATATCGTCCTCTGCTTCTTTATCAGAGTTATATTCTTTACCAGTTTTAGTATTTGTTAGTGTTATTTCAGCTTCACATTTAACTACTGGTACTTTTTTACCATCTACTTCTACGTATTCGACTGATCCTTCTTCTTTAAATGACATATATTATTCCCTATTTATTTGTAACACAGAAAGCACGATATGTAACCTGTTTCCTGTGGCTGCCGTGGCCTTAATAACCTCACTCTCTTGTAAGACTATAGGCTGTTCTAGCAGTTCTGTTGTTGCATTAGCAGATATACTCTTAGTTTTAAACAAATTAAACACGTTTGAAGAGGCATCTGTCAATGTCAATGTTATAGTATCAGCGTTTCCCGAGTCCTCAGATACTAAAATTGATTTTATTATACCTGTTGTTGATGCAGGCACTGTATATACTACGGTTTCCCCATTAGTTGTTAAGTCTTTTTTAGCGTTTGTAAATACGTTAGCCACCTATAAACCAGGACACTCGTTCCTGCTCCTGTTTTACTTCATCTAAAAATGTAGAATTTAGTTGATCCTTCATAATAGTCAAAGCTCTGTTAATTTGTTTTTGATTTGATACATCATATTCTTCTTTTGGTTCTGGTAATCTTATATTAATTTTAGCCATTATCTTCTACCATCTGGTTGTACATCTAATTTAAGAGTGCCAAATCTCCAAGACTCACTAGCTGTATCATTTTCTATCTTAATATTTATATACCGTCCTCTTGCTCTAGTATCTTTTTTAATTGTAGTAGAGTTAATTGTAAAAGGACTTAATGCTGTATTAGTTTGAGTTTCTTGTGGATATCGTTTTATACCTAATGTTACTTTAGCATTACCCGCCAACGATTTAAAATCAGGTACAAATCTTCTCATCTTCATAAACAGTTCTCCAGCAACTGCTGGTGCTATAGGATTTCTAGATCTTTGTTCTATATCAATATCATATGATTTAATAAATGATGTAACGGCTGTAGTTGATCCATTTGGATTGACTTGATCTGTACCTACTTCATGTTCAAACAATGTTGTTTGTCCTAATCCAGACTCACCTACAATTACAGGAAACGTTCCGCTTGAAGATACATTATATTTAGTTGCAAAAGGTTTTGGATATATTGTTGCATCTACCCAACTAGTTCTTGGTTCTGTGCCTGTATACCAGACACCACCAATCATTTTTATCATTGAGGATTCACCAAAATTAAGCACAACATATTTGTCGTTATAGTCAGAACCTGAACTTGGATACCACCAAATAACTTCTGTAAATAAATTATTTAATCCAGCGTTAATTTGTTGACCTTTGGTAGTGTCAATGTTTTCAAACACATGATCTTCAACTGTGCATGGTAATGATTTAACAGTACCATCATACGCAAAGAACCCTTTTGGAGACATCCAATAAGCGACACCATCAACTTCAACACATGCATTCTTACCTATTAAACCACAGTTTGTTCCTACTTGTTCAAAACCAAATGTAAATGGTGCACCAACAAATTTCATTGTATACAAAGCGTTGTCAGTAAATATTAGAATTGTTTCTTTTGCTTTTAACGCACCCATAATTTTTGTACCATCTTGTAATCTTTGTGTGCCTGCAGTGTTTATTGCTGTAGGTGCATAAGTGTTGATTGCTTCTTGATCCGAAAATCTAATAAACATATCATCTTGTGTTGCTGTATTTCCAATTGTTGTTTCTGTTGCAAGATGTATTAAGTGTCTTGTTGTTGGTGACACAAGTGTAATTCGACTTGCTGTCGGATTACTATTCGTTTCAAAATTAGTTGTTGTAGTTGATGCACGATTATTTAATGCAGATGCAGCACCACCATTCCATGTAAATGTTTTACCATTTGCAATTGTTGCAATTAATACTTCTCCAAAATTATCTAATGACCATAGGCCAGGTTCTAGAGATACTTCAGAAGCTGTCGCAGCTTCACCCCAGTTACCATCTCCGTAACCAGCAACACCCCAACCATATCCATATGTTTGTGCTCTTGGTCCTACAGGCTCGTAAGGTTTTAAACTTAAACTACCACCAGCTGATACTGTGCCAGATGCATTACTAGATTGTGTTATTGTAAATGTGCTTGATGTTGGAACTGTTATGACTTGAAAATTTTTATCTTCAAAGTCAGCATTTTGATATCCAGTACCACCAGGTAATGTTACAGAATCTAATTGTACAATATCACCTACAGCTAAATTGTGAGCTGATTTTGTAATTGTACATGTTGGTGATCCACTTGTAGTTGCAATTGTTGCAGACGTTAGTGTTGCTTTTAATGGTGTAATGTCATGAAGTTTACCTTCAAAGTATATTAATAAAAATTTATCTGTGCCTATAGCAACATATCTATTACCTGTTAGATCTGTAAATGCATGCATTGCTCTTGATACACCGACTATAGTATCTGTAACAAGTGATGACCAACCACCGACTTTTTCTGGTAGGCCGTATCTAAATCTAACATTATCAGAATCAATCCAACGATTCTCTGCACCAGAGTCTGAAGATTGTTTGTCTATTCCGGGGAGAAATTTGTACTCAACAAGAGCCATCCTCTAGCTCCTATATTTTATCTTTGTATGCCCAGCCTCTTGTTGCATTTACATATACTAAAGTAAAAGCTGAGCCATTAACACTAACAACTAAATTAGAAGCTGCTCCTAATATGTTCGAACCGTTTCTTGCAATTGTAAGATTGTTAGAATTAACATTGTTTCCACTATCAATAAATGTAACTTCATTACCGATAGCAGGTGATGCTGGTAGGGTTATTGTTACTGAACTATTAATACCGCCTGAAGATGTATCAACTAATAACTGATCTCCATCTACTGCAGTGTATGCTCCTGGTACTGTGTAGTACCCTTTGTTAATTAAACCTTTATTTACATTTGTACCATCTGAGTACACTAAAGACTTAGATCCGATTGGTAGAGCTATCCCGGTCCCTGATACTGTCTTAACTGTTAGTGTATAATTGTTAGAGGATCTAGCTGTAGCATCTTCGACAATAAAAACTCTTTCTGCAGAGTCAGGCATAGTTACTGTTCTATTAGCTGCTAGAGTACCAGTAAGTTTAAAATATAAATTTTTACCATTTGATACGGCGTGGTTTGATAATGCCAAAGCTACATCACTAGATGCTACGTCAATGGCTATATAACCACTAGCTGCTTGTTCTAATATTTGTAGGTTTGTATTTGTAATAGTACCCCAGGTTCCTGACTTTTCACCTGTTGTAATTAGTTCTAGTTTTAAATCACTTGACGTGCTTGATGCCATAATTCTCCTATGGGTTTAATGGGTCAATAGGCACCCATGTCCCTGTTGCGTTTGGATCTATATCATTCCAAGATACCACATTAACAGTGCCATTGGCAAGATTAAATCTGTTGCCTGTAACGTTTGCTCCAAACCCTACTGTTGTATTTCCTATGCCAATATTGACTCTTTTACCTGTTGCCAATACCACAACGTTTTGAATACCTACTCCGGCAAAAGTCGTAGCTGAAAATGATGTAGCTCCAAAAAACATATTATGGTATCTCCGTCCAAGTTTGTGTTGCGTTTGTAGGCACTGCTTCCCACATTCTTAATGTTATATCAGATGTACCTAATTCAAGTCCTTCACCAGAAGGTAACGCTTTAGCTTTTGCTAATACAGTTACATCACTTGTACCTATATTAAATCTCTTACCAGATACAATTGCAGTTGCATTTGCTTTGGCTGTTGCATTACCAAGAGCTACTTCAAAGCCATTACCAGTAACAGATAAATTACACTTACCAATAATTGTAACATTACCTATACCGATATCAAATGCGTTTGATGCTATAGTTGGCACAGCACCAGCTTTTGTAGTAACTGTTCCTTTAGCTATTTCAAAACCTTTTCCTGTAACTGGTACATCTTTAGGTATAGAAGCTTGAGCATTACCTATACCTAATTCTAAACCATTACCTACTAAGACTTCTCTAGCTTTA